TAAACCCACTCCGAGGTAAATTTTTCTCTGCCTGAATAATGAGAAGTGTTAATGAGTGATTCGAGTCCTACTTCAAAATAGTTTCTCATGGAAGTTGATATAGCGAGATCATCATCCATGTATAAAACTGAAGCCATGTAAAGCGGAAGCAATACCGCCACATCGGGATCAAGGGGCATTTCGTATTCATCTTCTGTGTCGATAGTCAACTCTTCGGGATAAGCATGGTAGAAGATTGTATACATACCAGGCATATCAGCCGGAAGTACTAACACATGATCCGATTCCCTATAATAGTCAGTAGTGTTTAGATACACTCCCTTTGTCTCATAAGAAATTGAGTTATCAAAAAGGTTATAGAAGTCTTTTGCTAACTCTTTTAAATCATACTTAATGTATTTCCCATACTTCGGTACGTCTTCATCAGTAGGGAATAATGAACCGTACAAAGCGATATCCTTTACGCTTGACGGATAATCAGAATGGAAAGTGATAGTTACCTTGCTATTAGAGTCGTTAGGATAATTCCCTTTAAACTCCGTATATGTACCATAAGAGTCGATAGGAATAGTTACTTCACTATTTCCACCACTTATGGTCGCTGTGCCGATTCCTGAATACTGAAAGTAATATGACTTTGCACCATCAGCAGTAAACGACACATTCCCATTTACTATCCCGCTATCGGGAAGCAAGTTCTTTGAGGGCATATGATTTAAGACTATTGATTTAGTAATGAACTTACCCGCTGTTACTAATCTTAATAGTCCTTCGTTTGCAGCATAAGGCATACCCGCTATGTAATCTTCGGTGGATTCATCAACCACTATCTCCGATCCATCAGCGGCAAACATTTTCTGCAACGTAGCAAGTTTTATATCTTTCCACGTATAACTCATACTTTCCTTCTTCTTCTCTTGGGTGCTTCAGTAGTTTCGGATTCAGTTTCGGATTCTTCGGGCTTTGGTAAAGGTTCATCCTTCGGCAGCTCGGTAAGATTGGTAAGTTTGGTTATCATTCTTCCCGCACCATCTTTGCCGACTACTTCATAGATTTTTCCACTTGATTCTATGTACTCTGTCTTTATCATATTTATTCTCCAAAGTACCCCCGTGAGCCGAAACCCACGGGGGACAAATCTTATGAAAGGGTAGTTCCGTATGCTGCTCCACCGATAAGGATGTGCTGCCATGATGCGAATCCGGCACTCATTCTTCCGTAGCCGTTCCAAATCATATCGTCAGTATCCTGATCTACGTGTGCGGTTACATCAAGGGAAACTCTGTCATAGAACTTATTTCCGATAAGCTCTGCGTTAGCTTCGCTTGACATAAGGATGTAAGGCTCTCCGGAAACAACGTGCCATGAAGGGTCAACGATGAGCTTCCAATTTCCCTTCTCGATGTTCTTGTCATTGTAGTTAGAACCTACAACGTTCTCGGAAACGATGATCTTCTTGCAAAGGTCAATGAGTCTTCCGCAGTTAGCGGGAACGATAATGGTATCAAAGGTATATCCCATGTAGTTGCCACTGCCGTTCTGGAAGTTTGCACCGATGTTAGCAAGGCGAGAAAGCATAGTGCTGTCATTACCGAAAGCGTTAGTGAATCTGTTACTCTGTGTAGCAACACCGGCAATGATGCCAGGATGTGCGGTAGAGAAGATTGCCTTTCCGTCAGCGGATGCACAGTTGAAACTTACACCGCCAATAGAAACAGATACAACTTCGGTAAGTGCTTCTGCGTTAGCAACAAGAAGTTTGGATGCAAGACCCGCACGGGTTCTCTTGTAAGACTTAATCATGTTAGCTGCTTTAGCCTTCATGAAATCAATCTCACCATCCTCGTTTGCTTCACGGGTAATTCTGAACTGCTTCTTGAAGGTGGTATGCTCAATGGTCTTGGTAGGACCGGACTGAATATCATCCTTCGGTGCTGCTGCTCCGTCAACAGACATAGGTGCGAAATCGCTGAACTCGGTTACAGAACCGATCTTCTCACCGAAACGGTTTGACTTTCTTACGTTGTATACGTCCTTAACATACTGATCCCAGGGAAGTTCCTTGTCGTAAACTTCATTGATGTACGCTTCCATCATCTGTGCGTTCACATTCCAGGTATCATCAATGAGTCCACCATTCTTGGAAACTATATTAGCTGCCATAATGATTCTCCTTTAACTTTTGAAGGTTAGGGGCGGTAATCACGAAATATACCGTCCGTTAGTTATTTAGTTGTTTAGATGCAACGATCTGTTATACGCTTCCCTTAACTCACTTGCGGACTTTTCAGGGAAGAACTCTCTCCACTGCTTCAACTGACTTGAAGGAATCTCAACAAGTTTGTCTCCGGATGCACCCCCGTCCGTTGCCACAAGGTGCTTTTGCGACTTCGCATTATTGACAGCCTGTTGTTTGATTGCTGCGGTCTTCTTCTCATTGAGCTTGTCCGCATAAACCAACTTATAGGCATCTACAATGCTTAACCTATTCTCATTGATGTACTTCAAGATATCGGGGTATCTCTCGGAATTTTCGATATCCTTTGCCGACTTAATGTCGGGATCGATTTTCCCTACTTCCTCTATCTGTTTTTCAAGATAGGTCTGTACCTCTTTAACTCTCTGCTCTTCAATGATTAGGTTCGCTGCCTTAACTGCCGGTGAATTATTGACAGCCTTTTCAATCAAGTTAGGGTCAATACCCTTGTCAGCAAGTGTCTTCTTGGTCGCTAACTCTTCCTGTGCGGCAATCGCATCAAAGTAGTCCTTTGCGGATTTAATCTCTGCTCCGGTTACGGGATTCTTATATCCCTTAAACTTCTCTGCAAACTGTGCATCAATCGCACTATACTTGTGCTTTGCTTCTGCTTCAGCCTTTCTACGGGCATCTGCATAAATTGCGTTGCGATCAAGTTCCGGCTCCTGTGTTTCCTCTACCTCGGTTTCTTTGGTTTCTTCGGTTTCGGTAACTTCAGTTTCACTTACTTCTTCTGTCTGCTCGGCGGGTTCAGACTCGTTTACGCCATTTTCAAGTTCTTCCATTTCTCTCTCCTATTTTTACGCTATTAGTTGCGATTTATATAAAACCCTATTGGGCCTTATTTCGGTAAAACTCTTTCCGTGCTTCCTTGTGATTCTCATACCACTCGGATGCGTGTTTACAATGTTCACACACTACCCGCCACTTATCATCTATCGGACGGTGTTCGGCATATATCATTACCTCACTTCCGCACTTCGGGCATTTCATTCAGATAACTCCAATTCATGTTCTACGGTATCAACGACTTCACCGTTGTTCTCACACTTGTCATTACGGCAAACCATTTCCTGAATCATGAACAGTTTTCCATCACGGAGAACGTATTTACTTGCTCCTACTCTTAAGAGTGTTTTACATTTCGGGCAAAGTTCCATTTCCACCACCTATCATCTGCATTAACTGTTGCTGCCTCTGCTGTTCTGCTATCTGCTCCTGTTGTTCCTGGTACTTCTCGGCAAACATAGCCCTTATCTCGGAAGCGTGAGGATAATCGTTTCTTTCCATGAATGTCCAATAGTTAAGCAATGTATCTAATTCTCCGATAGGCCCGAAAGCACCACTCTGATACTTTAGGTCTATCTGCTGCCACATTGCTTCTCGGTTCATCATGATTGTTGACGTAGGGTCAACCTCAAAGATAAACTCATCATCCCAATACAGTTCTCCACTCTCATCCATCTTTAAGAAGTCATATCTATTGAAGTGGGAAAACTTATATGAACCATCAGGCATTTTCGTGGACAATGCTACGGGCTGATCGGCATAAGCCAACATGAACTTGAACATTATTTCGTACAAACGGCAGTACGCTTCCTGTTTCATTATTCGCTTGGATTCCATTCTTCCCGCTGCCTGATTGATGGAATACTGTTTTGCAGTACCACTTACTGCTGAAGCATCGTACTTACCCTGATAAGCATCGGTAATACCCAAAGTAGACCTTGCAGCTTCGTAGTTATCCATCATTGCAATTCTGTCCGGCGAAAAGTCTGCAACGAGATTAAGCACCTGGATCATTGCAATATCGTTAGGGGATTTTACTCTGACTATCTTGTTTACTTCATCAGTAGTTTCTACCTGAAGATTTTCGGGCAAGGTTACGATAGAACCCGACTTAAGTATCTTCTCCTGAAGTTTAGAGCCATATTTCTTGACCGCATCTTGCTGATCTTCGATAACGGCTACATCACTTACACCGAGAAGGGACTTTGCTTTAGATACATTCCTACGTAAGATAAGCGGAAATACATCCGGCTTATAATAGGGAATCTTCTTGTGCTTACGCTCAACTTCCATCATGGGCTTTCCGTCAAATCCGATTACGGGAAGTCCGTCTTCACCCACGACAGGGGTCTCTACGTCCTCATAAGCACTGATTGTTCCACCAATGGTAACTATGTCCTCTTCGACTTCTTCATACTCTTCTATGGTCGTTTCAAAGGATTTAGAGCCACATTCGCAAACGTCACCTTCCTTTACACGGCCACACTTCTTACAACGTGTAAGCCTACGTGCCTGGTAATTCTCCATATCTTCAAGAATGGCATCACCACACCATGTAAAGATACCGATCTCTCCATCCTCACCACGGTAATAGGTCTTAATGACGGTAACTAACTCATCATTTACTTCTTCTTTATCAACGGCTTCGGTATTTCTCTCTTCCGAAACGTCTACTCCGTATGTTCTCTTAACAGCTTCTTTGGTCATGGTAAGCTGAAGGAATATATAATCCAACTTATAAGGGTCTGTGATACCAGGTTGGGGGATAACGTTCTGCGGATTTCTTTCGTTGATTTCAAGGCCACCGATGGTACAATGAGTTCCTTTACGGGAATCCCATTCTGCGTGATACCAATCTCCACCTTGAACGGGGACTATTCTTTCAGATACGTCATTCATTTCTTTGAAACGAAGTTCACGTATCTCATTTAAGAGCATCTGCTCAATTACTGTTGCTAACGCTTCATCTTCAGGATGAATAGCAGTTACTTTAGGCATGGGGATAGAGGAATCGCATTCTGTCTCGATAAGTTCATAAGTGATGTTACGAACGTTCTCTGACTTCTTCTGTGCTATTCCACCGCCCTGATTCTTTGATCTGCGTGTAAAGGCATCACCGTCATAAAGCATTTCCTGATTACGCATACGGTTAAGTTCGTCTGCATAAGCGTTCTTTGCTTTAGTGTACTTATCCTTCCACTCATCAAAACGTCTATTCTTTTCGGGGTCTTTTAAGGCTTTTGCCATTTTCTTAAACCACCTCATCTAACCGGTTCTCCGTATAACTTAATCATCCTTGCCCTTGTCTCTGAATCTGCATTGTCATAATCTTCAAGCAAATCTTGTCTCCACTTAACCTTGCTCTTCTTGGGTACTTCGGCAGCGGTAGTCCACCAAACACAGAAATACCTTAACGAGTCACAATCATGAGTCAGTTCATGGGGCTTCTTGGCGTACACGTTAGGTTGTTTATCATCTTTTTGTATCTTCTTTAGACAACGATACAAATTCGGGGCTTCATCTTTCAGAATCGTTAGTCTTGACTTCTTTCCTTCTCTTGGACGTAGCCACTCTTTCATGGATGCACATCCTGAAGGGAAGTCTCTACTCGTTTTTGTCAAAACGACTCCCGCTTCTCTCCAAAGCTCGGCTCTTGACTTACCATTTAACTGACTTCGATTCCACAAGTCGGGCGGGGCTAATATGAGTTCCACCGGTTCGGTACAAAGGTCATTCAATATCTCTGCCGCCTGTCCGATAGTCAAGTTAGGTGAATCATATTCTCTATAAACTTGGGCTTCTCCCTTTTCATTGATGCGAACCCAATGTGCGGAAAACATATCAAGTCCATAGTCGATACAAACGTAATTCTTCAGATATCCGTCTAACTTCTCATAAGTAATTGTGTTTACTTCGTTTACTTCGGGGAAGAACTGACCGCCAGGAACCGTTAATGCTTCTTCAATCGTAGCGGGGTACTCCTGGGTGATATCCTCTTTCATGGCACGTTTCGTATTCTCGTACCACTCTTTATCTCGTTCGGGGTCTGCATACCACGGAATGAAGATTTTATTGAACCCATTATCGGGATCGGTAAACAGACTCTCAAACAACGATCCTCGTTTTATAGTGGAAAGACTTATGACCTTACCACCATCTTTAGCGTTTATCGTAGGGTAAGCTGCTGTCCATATCTCTTCAGCCCATTCCTGAAATGCGTGTTCATCCAAAATAAGCAAGTCTGCGGTAAATGATCTTCCCGCATTGGGTGAGGATGCGAACGCTTTCATTGTGGAATTAGGGTTATTCCCATACTTAACGACTAATTCCAAAGCACTTACTCGATAAGTAGGGCCTGTCCATCCGGTAGGTAATTCTCTTTCGTTAGCAATTAGCTCCGGCATCTGCGAGAAGATAAAGGAAACTCTACGTATAAGTTCCTTTGCTTCTTCTTCACTTCTTGACAAGGCGATTACTAACCTTCCTCGTCTTGTCAAAAGTAAGTGTGCAGCTATATGACAGACTAACCACGACAGACCCAACTGACGGGCTTTCAGGATCACGTTTAACCGATTATCCATAATCGACCTTAACGCTTCTTCCTGTTTAGGCCACAGCTTAAACGGTTGGACTAAATCAACGTTGGTCTTCTTGACTTCGATATGTCCATACTCACGGATGAAATACTCTATATGACTTTTACAGTATTCAATCTCGTTATTCCGTAGTAGTTCCCGATTCGTCATATCCCATTCGCTTTAAGAGCTTTTCCATCAGGGCTTTATCACCATCTGTCATTACATCAACACTCACGTTCTCGGAAGGCTTCTCTCCAACAGTGTCACGTATGAACTCCGCTGCTCCGACACACCCATCCATTGCTTTGAGCCCCATTGCTTCAACAATCCGGTCCTGCATGGTAACTCCGTCTTTATCTTTCTTACGCAAGAATAGGTCTATTGTCTCGGCTATCCTCTTACGCTCTCTGTAAACTTCTCCGTTCCTCATTCCACCTCTTGATTGAATCTCAAAGCTATGTGGATCACCTTTCTTCAGGAAGTTTACATACCCATGATTGACACACATCCTTCCGGCATCGGAAACGACCTTATTAGGCAAGGACTTTAAGTTATCCATGAAGTCCTCATCAGAAATGATAGGTCTGCCCTTTTCGTCTTTAGGGGCTTCCTCTAACAAGATATTCAATTCTTCTTCGGTATACTTCATTATGTAAACCACTCCTTAAGCCAAATATATCAGTAATTTTCTATGTTTTCAAGTCTTAATGTGTAAAATTTTCCACATTGTTCTACTATATTATGTAAACCAACAATTTAGACACAATTTAATTTTCGGTTTGTATTCCGCCCGTGGAGCTACCCAAACCAAACACGCATGGTTGACACATTCTTAAATTGTATAGACAATTCATGAGCGATAGTGGATAGGGAAACAATAGGGAAATAAAGGGGAAATAAAAGGGAAGTATCTGAAATATAATTAAAAATTTTTAGAAAAATAGGGAAGTTAATATAAGGGGTAGGGGGTATATCCGGTACTCACCAATAGCCAAAAGGGTATAGGGAAAAAAATTTTCTATCGGACATATAGGAGGTAGACAACGCACGGGGGCGGTCAAGGGTACCTGGGGTATGATCCTTATATATACTATACCTATATACTACAACAATGAATGATCTATAAATATATAGAGTAGGGTTTAACTTTCTTACAATCTCTTCAGTTATAAAGACCTTAAGGACTTAACTATTATCTAAACTATATCTGATAAGCCTTGAAATATCAGCATTACAAAGGACTACAAAAGGAACTGAACCCCGGTCGGGATGATCTGAAGCTGCACAGCCTGAAGCCGGGACCGGTCAGCACGTGTTTTTTTTCGGGGCTTATTTATCGCCTATCATAGCCCTATGTATTGAAAGTATGTCTTTTATATTTAATCATGATCTTTGAGTGATTTTCGGGGTGAATTGCTGCCGGGGTAAAAGGCAATAGATAATGCTTTACTATATACAGGAAATACAGAAAATGCTTTCAGTTAATAACGTGTGTTATTCTATTAGCACTTTTCCGGGGGGCCTGTTTTCGGTTCCTGGATGATCTGAAAAAGATTTTTCTTTATATGATCTTTTGGCCCTGATGATCTTTTATAGAATTGTAATTCGGGGGGCCGGTCCTTTTCCGGTTTTATGCTGCCACTTTTATGATCTGATTTGAATATGATATTTTTCAGCGGTTAGCACGTGCTAATCTTTTGGTTAGTATATGCTAATCTGTTAGTTTGTACTTGCTAACTACCATTAAAAAAGCCCGTATTTACGCCACTTTTCCGGGATCACAAAAAGTTTTTGAAAAAAGTTTAAAAAAGTGCTTGACAATACAACAGGCCTATTGTATTATTAGTTCACAACAAGGAACCGCAACGAAAATAATTAAGCCGGTGAACGGTTGAAAACAATCTCTAACCGGTTGAACATTGGAAAGCGGGCAGCCTATACAATAGGCCTAGTACAATATATGAAAGGCGAAAGCCGGAAAGGGAAAACAACATGATGAACAACTACTTTAAGAACGTAACCACAGCGGAAGAGCTTAAGAAAGAGTTCCACAGACTTTGCAAGGCAATGCACCCCGACAACGGCGGCGACCCGGAAGCATTTAAGGCAATGAAAGCCGAATATGAAGCCGCAGCCGCTAAAGTATGGACCACTCACAAGACCGCAACCGGTAAGACATACACAAAGGAACAGACACAGACCCCGCAGCAGTTCGCCGACATGATCGAAAAATTAAGGGCTTTTGAGAATATCACCATAGAAATATTAGGGTCCTGGATTTGGGTTACAGGCGACACGAAAGCCATTAAGGAACAATTAAAAGAATTGCACTTTTTCTTTAGTAGCAAAAAGAAAGCCTGGTATTTTAACGGGGACGAAAAGAGAAGCCACAGCCGGGGCCACTTTTCAGATTATAACGACCTTGTAAATCATTGGGGGGTTAATTATTCAGAGACTACCGGCGAAAAGCCGAAAATGACCATCAAGCCGGAATTGCT